CTGGTGAGTTTCCATAAGCGCATAGAACAATTGGGTCTTCTCCTGTTGCTACATATCTTTTTTTCATCCCAGCTCTTTCTTTGCCTCGTTTAGTTTTTCTACAAGTTGACTCTCTACAAACGCATAAACACGATCTGATGCTTCTTTGGCAGACTCATCAGTGTGCTTAGAATCCGTTACCTGACAGTCAATTCGTAGTGATTGAAAGTTACCCGTATTCAAAGTGTATCCAAGTCCCCAAGTTATTTTTGTTGGTTCCATTACAATCCCTTCTATTGGTTACGTTTAATCTATGGTATCAGTAATGTTGATACTTGTCAAGGACTATATGGTTTCTCCGAAAATCGGAACAAACCTTCCGTCTTCTGTCTTTGCATAAAGAATCATACCGTCACCCATTGAATAACGCAACTCTTGTTCTGTAGGAGTTTTATTATTAGTAATCAATCCATCTTTTCTTGCTTTTCCATGATGTATCTGAGACATAGCTTTTCTTGCTTCCATGATAACGTCTTCTGAGTAATATGACAAATAGTGCCACGCTCTTTCTCCACCAGGAAGTTCTCCTATGGGTTGAGGAATGACTCCTCTTTTAACTAATCTAGGAATATGTTTCCTATGACAGTTGAGTAGTTGCGAGGTTTCTTTGACAGTAAAAGCACGTTTTCTTTTTTTCTTAAACTCTATAACAGTTGTTACTTCTCTTCTGTCTTGAGTAAGATTATATAGCGTTACAATTCCAGCTGCCCTGCTCGTATGCTCAACCTTAACAAGATCTCCATTTAAGAACCATACCTTTCGGCGTGGTCTTTTTATAACTGGGAGAGCGTTAGCTTGGCTCTGGCCTTCTCTATCGATAGAAGCCATTGTGCCTCCCTATTCTCTTCTTGCCAATTGTGATAAAATTTTCTTGCACCACAAACTATACAAAAGGTCTCAATGTGATTTTCTGCATTGTACATTCTGTCAATAAACACTCGACCGTTACATTTTTTGCATAGAAGCATAGCAAGCAATTATATCATGCTGGAAGGCCAATAGCAATAATGTTTACGGATGTGCTAACACTTCCAGAAGAGTTAAACCTAACAATTCCCTCTACTCTTGAATTGGTTACGGAAGTTATAATCGCAAAAACATCGTTTCCAATTGTGCTTGTTCCAGTATTAACCGCTGTTGCTGTAACTATTGGTGGATATTTAAACTCTGATGCAAAATCAATAGAAAAAGGTTTTGTAGTATTTCCAGATACGGTTTCATTGGTTACAACATCTTTATAGGCAGCATACATCTTTGCATTACTATTTTTTACATCTTCTTTTCCAATTCCCCGAGTATCAACCGTGGTGTAGTTATATGTAGCTGTTGAGATAGTATCAACTGCATCATTAAGAGCATTAGCTATTTGATATAAATATGTAACGTCTAGTGGTTGACCACGATCTGGTAAAGGTACTTTTGCCATTTTTTCTCCTTGTTAATTATATCACTATAGGGTTGTTATTACTTCATTATACAGTCTAAAAGGAAATCCTGTAAAAGATCCAGTTCCTGATCCTGTAGATGTTAAATTAATTCTACTTACATTATTTAAAGCATCTTGTTTCGTTGCATAAAGAGCAATTGTTGTATAGTTTATTGTTCTAGTATAGTAGGTAGTGTTGTTTGTCAATCCTCCAATAGGTGTTGCTGATAGATATAATCCAGCTGCACCTGTATTTGACCCATGACCACGACCAAAATTTATAGTGTTATCTGTTATGTTTACCGTTGTTGCATTCTGTGCAAACTCATATGTCTGCTCATACCTTGATATGGGTCTTCCTGGTCGATATACCTCTACATACATATACTTTGGGCTAGTTCTTGTAATCCCTGTAGAATCAATATATGATGCTGGGATATTTATGTTAAGAGAGGACGCTGCTACTCTTTCTTCATAAATCCAATCACTAGGGTTGTTTCCACTAGACTGTGCCCACCTAATCCAAACATCATAATAGTTAAGCTTTGATAGATATTTTAACGATCCCTCTACTTCTTTGTAAATAGATGCAGAATCCCAGGTAATAGCCACATAACCGCTTGTAACTTTATCTAAAAGTAGTCTTCCTGGAATCTCAATGGTTCCACCCTGAAATAAAAATTCTGGATCTACTTCAAATATTGGAGACCATGTAGATAGATTGTTTCGGTTATTTGTAATTATTCTATATCGAACATTATATTTTTGAGTATAGATGTCCATTTCTTCAAAACCTTCTTTTGGAATGGTAACCTTTGGCATTATCCTACATCCAAACTAAACCTAAACTCTATGTAGTTGTTTGTATTTTGATACTTATATATTGGTTGTCCATTTGTAGTTCTTACTACTGAATATCCTACCATTCCGTAAAGTGGGTTAAGGGTAGTATCATTTTCTAGTCTAATACCTTCAAGTTCAATATAATGATAGGGTGATGTTTTTTGCTGTCCTGACTCTGTATGAACTACAGATGCAAAAATTCTTGCAATTCTGACTTGTTGAGAACTAAAGTCAGCACTAGTTATTAAATCAGAAATAGGAATCTGTATAACTTTATATCTATCTCCAGAAAATTCTGTTCCAGCTATATAAATTTCTGCTTTAGCAAATCCAGAGGAAATAGATGTTTCGTTTCTATAAAATTCAACCAGAATCTTTACATAATCTGGATCTGTTCCTGGACCTATAGCATCAGCATCTATTAAACTAAAGGCTAACAGTAGGGGATCTGATGGAGAGTTTTGAGATATATCGAAGTTGATAGCATTTAGATGTATGTGGGTTGACTCTTCAAATACTACTGTTCCCGTTGCTGCTGTTGATGATACCGTTCCAGCAGATACATATCCTATGGTTGTGTTTGTTCTTGCAGTGATTGTATATGTTCCATCAAAGTTTACATCAGAGATGCTGACAACTACGGAATCCCCTATGTTTAGAAGGTGGGTTCCAATTGTTAATGTTGCTGTTCCGCTTCCCTTTTGTTTATTCGTTACAGAATATACTGGATCATCTCCACTCCAAGAACCGTTTTCTCCTTGAATTATTGAGGAATCTCCTCGTAAAAATATTTTTGAATCTAAGAATCTAGGACCTTCTTTTCTTAATTTTCTATCTGCATTAGAAAAGATCGTATTGTTTGTTGATGCTCTAAAATACTTTAAAGTTGTTGTTATATTTCCTTCACTTCCCAATGGATTTGGAGTTGTTATCTCAGAAATAGAGGTACTATGTGCTTGCCACGGTTCAGAAAAATTAAAAAGCATTCTGCTGTCAAAGTTTTTTGCTAGGCTATTGCTTCCTGATGACCACAATCCTATTTCTGTTATATCATATCTATTTTCTTTTGGAAGTTCTGCAGTAAAAGATAACTTTGAAATTCCGTTATCATCCACAAATCCTTTTGATGTAATCGGCACTCGAACCATCTCAAAGTCCATTGTGGTCTTTTCTGCCAAAGTTGCAGGACTTGGTGGTAGGTCATTTGAATCTAGTGGTACTGCACCGCAGCCAATAGAAATGTGTGTTGCATATGCTGGAGTTTGTCCCAGCAAAAACTTTGAAATAATCTCTTTACCTTTATCAGTTATCATAGCTCAATCCTCGTTAGTGTACCGCTTAAAGAAATTTCTACATCTATATTTTCTTCTGATCTAATTATATCAACTTCAACTACTAAATTTCCGTCATCATTAAAAAATGGCTCATATATTCCTCTTGACAACAAATCAATGCTAAATTTAGAAAATTCATCATCTGAAAGAATGTCTAAAGCAATTAGATTATTTGGATTAAATCTTCTCCTTAGTCTTGATAGATTAGCGATTGGGTTATAGTTAACGCTAATACCATCAATAAGATCATATCTTGAAAGGTTTATCAACTCTGTACCGCCTAATTCTTCAAAAAATCTCTCTACGATATAATCTCCAGAAGTATCTATATTTGGATCAAGAACGATGTCTGGTTGAGCTTGTTTTATTCCACTAGGGGCTCTATAGGATGGAGTAGATATCCATGTGTTTAAAGGAGTTGCAGGAGGTGGTGGGGGAGGCGGAGACAAAGTGGGGGACTGCTGATTTTGATAATTGTTCCACCATTCCCTAGCAGAAAGAGCATTTTGTCTAACTGATTCATCCGTGTGGCCCTGACCTTTTGACCACACATCTGATTCTGCCCTTAATGCCGCTTCTACATCTGAATAACTATTAAAAGCCATTTTACACCTCTACCAAGTATAACGTAGTTGAAAGACCAGATGAGTCTTTTTTGTATTCCATATTATATATGACAAATCTAGTATCATCTGGAGAGATTATGCTTATCCCAT